ATTAAGGAGTTCTCATGAACAAGTTTGAAAAACTAATTGAATACATCATTAACGATGAAGATCAAAAAGCTCGTGAATTATTTCACGACATCGTAGTAGAAAAATCCCGCGACATTTATGAATCTATCATGGACGAAGAGTCTATGGAAGAAACAGTTGCTGGCGAGCAAGTAGAAGACATGGTTGATGCGGTAGGTGAAGAAGAATCAACCATGGAAGCCGACGAAGACGGCGAAGAAGAATTTGACTTAGATGGAGAAGAAGACGGCGAAGTTGCTGGCGATTTCCCAGCTGACGGTGGCGAAGAGCCAGCAGGCGAAGAAGATCAGATCATGAACATCGATGCCAAGTTAGACGAGCTATTAGCTAAGTTTGACGAAATCATGGGTGCTGATGACATGGGTGCCAACGACATGGGCGGTGATGACATGGACGATATGGGCGGTGATGACATGGGCGATGATATGGGCGCAGAAGAAGAGCCAGAAATGTTTGAAGCTAAAGCAACATCAGGTAAGTCTGGTAACCCGTTTGCTAAAGGTTCTGCAGTATCAGGCAAGAGTGGTTCAGCAGCTTCTGGTAAATCTGGTTCTGCCGCATCAGGTAAATCTGGTAAAAGTGGCAAGCCATTTGAAGGCCGCCAATCTGCAAGCGAACTAATGCGTGAATACGTTGACAAGATTCAGGATATGAACTTGTTAGGTGCTAGCGAAGGCGATGCTGTTGGTGCAACAGGTAAGAAAACCAGCGTAAATGCCAAGTCTATTACTGGTCCCGGTGCTGACTTTGGTGGTAACGTTATTAAGCGCACTGGCGCAGACTGCGATACTCCAGATGGTACAAGTGCTCCAAGCGCAGACAAGCCAGAACAAATCAAATCTGGTAACATCAATGTTCCAGGTGGAAAAGCTGGTAACTCGTTTAAAACTAAAGAAGCAGCTAAGTCAGGCGAAGGTCAAACTACCGATGGTAGCGTACCTACAAACGACAAGAGCCCAGTTCGTAAATAATTAGGAACTACAAATGGCTTTGTACCTAAAAGAGAATCTTACATTTGATCGGGCAGGTTTGATTGTTGAATCTGTTGACGAAAACGGTAAGAAGACTCTAAAAATGGAAGGGATATTCATCGAAGGAGGCGTAAGAAACGCTAACGAACGTGTATATCCCGTTCATGAAATTGAAAAAGCAGTTAATGTTATTAACAAGCAAATCAATGAAGGGTACAGCGTTTTGGGAGAAGTAGATCACCCAGATGACCTAAAAATCAATTTAGACCGTGTTAGCCACATGATTGAAAAAATGTGGATGGATGGACCAACAGGTCGTGGAAAATTAAAGGTATTGCCAACTCCAATGGGACAACTAGTAGAAGCCATGATTACATCAGGCGTTAAACTAGGTGTTAGTTCACGTGGATCTGGTAATGTTAATGAAGGAAGTGGACACGTTAGCGATTTTGAAATCGTTACCGTTGACATCGTAGCACAACCTAGTGCTCCTCATGCATATCCTAAAGCCATTTACGAAGGGCTTATGAACATGCGTGGTGGTGCTAAGGTATTTGAAACGGCACGTGAAGCCGCTCAAGATCAAAAAGTACAGAAGTACCTGAAAGAAGGCATTGCTGCCTTGATCAAAGATTTAAAATTATAGGAGAAATATCCAATGTTAGATGCTATCAAACCATTGTTGGATAACGGAATTATTAACGAAGAAACTCGTACTGCTATTGCTGAAGCATGGGAAACCAGAATTGTTGAAGCAAAAGAACAGGTACGTGCAGAACTACGTGAAGAATTTGCACAACGTTATTCACATGACAAACAAGTTATGGTTGAAGCTCTTGACAAAATGGTTACCGAGTCTCTCACTGCTGAACTTCAAGAGTTTGCAGACGAAAAACAAAAATTAGCTGAAGACCGTGTTAAGTTTAAACAACACATGTCAGAAAGCGCAGGCAAGTTCAACGACTTCATGGTTGCAAAACTAAGTGAAGAAATTAAAGAACTTCGTGCAGATCGTAAAGTATACGAGCAAGCGATTGCTAAGTTAGAAAACTTTACTATCCGTGCTTTAGCAGAAGAAATCAAAGAGTTTGAAGCAGACAAGAAAGCCGTAGTGGAAACTAAGGTTCGTTTGGTTGCTGAAGGTAAAGCTAAACTAGCCGAACTACAAGCTAAATTTGTTGCTCAATCTGCTGCCGCAGTTAAAGAGGCTGTTACCAGTTCGTTAGAGTCAGAGTTGACTCAACTAAAAGAAGATATCCAAATTGCTCGCGAGAACATGTTTGGTCGTCGTCTATTCGAAGCATTCGCAAGCGAATTTGCAGGTACTCACTTAAATGAGAACAAGCAGATCCGTGAGTTACAAGCTACTGTAAGTACTGTAACCGCTAAACTTTCTGAAGCAGTTCATAAAGTTGAAGAAAAGAAAGCTCTAGTTGAATCAAAAGAAACAGAAATCAAGATTATCAAAGAGTCAGCAGAACGCAAGGAACGTCTTGCAGAAATGTTGAAGCCTTTGAATAAAGAGAAGTCGGCAATTATGCGTGACTTACTCGAAAGTGTGCAAACTGATAAACTTCAGAATGCATATGAAAAGTATCTACCAGCAGTTCTAAACAACTCATCGGTTACTACACCAGCCCCAAAAGCTAGCGTTTTGACAGAGAGCCGTAAAGAAGTTACTGGCGATAAAACTGCTAAAACTGCCGTTAAATCCACACAGACAGAGTCATTGAACAATGTCTATGAGATCAAACGTTTAGCAGGGCTTAAATAAACCCTAAAAGGAAAAGGAAATATCATGACACAAGCATTATTAGAAAGCCGTTGGGGCGAAACCAAAGATGCCCTGCTAGAAGGCTTACAAGGTTCTAAGCGCACCACAATGGGTGTAATCTTAGAAAACACTCGCAAGATGTTGGCAGAAAATGCAACTGGCGGTGCAACACAAGCTGGTAACGTAGCTACACTTAACCGTGTAATTCTACCTGTTATCCGTCGCGTTATGCCTACAGTTATTGCTAACGAAATCGTTGGTGTACAACCAATGACAGGTCCAGTAGCTCAGATCCACACATTACGTGTACGTTATGCTGATTCAGTAACTGATTCAAGCTCATACGGTACAAGTACTACAGCTGGTGACGAGGCATTGAGCCCATTCAAGATTGCTGTTGCTTACTCAGGTAGCGCAACAACAGGTCAAGCTACAAGCACATCTACACTTGAAGGTGTTGCAGGTAACAAGATCAACGTTCAAATCTTGAAACAAGTAGTAGAAGCTAAGACACGTAAGTTGTCAGCTCGTTGGACATTTGAAGCCGCTCAAGACGCACAGTCTATGCACGGTTTGGATGTTGAAGCTGAGATCATGGCTGCTTTAGCACAAGAAATTACAGTTGAGATTGATCAAGAGATCCTAGGTTCACTACGTGCTCTTGCCGCAACTGACTATGCATACGATCAAGCATCTGTATCAGGTACAGCTACATTCGTTGGTGACGAGCATGCCGCTTTGGCAGTTCTAATCAATCGTACAGCTAACTTGATCGCTCAACGTACACGTCGTGGCGCTGGTAACTGGGCTGTTGTTTCTCCAGCTAGTTTAACAGTTCTACAAAGTGCTACAACAAGCGCATTTGCTCGTACAACAGAAGGTACATTCGAAGCTCCTACAAACACCAAGTTTGTTGGTACATTGAACGGTGCAATGAAGGTTTATGTTGACGGTTATGCAAACGACAGCCAATCAGTTCTAGTTGGTTATAAAGGTTCTAGCGAGGCTGATGCAGCCGCGTTCTATTGCCCATATATCCCTCTAATGAGCTCTGGTGTTGTTCTTGATCCAAGCACATTCGAACCAGTAGTTTCGTTTATGACACGTTATGGTTACGTGGAATTGACAAACACAGCGTCATCTTTAGGTAACGCCGGTGACTACGTTGGTGAGATCAGTGTATCGAACTTATCTTTCCAATAATCAAGACAGAACTTGATTTAACGAAAGTTAAAACCAAAATCAACCCAGGGATGGGAAGGCAGGAAAGCACACCTATTAGGTGTGCTTTTTTGTTGACTGTAGCATAAATAGTATTGTTCGCTTGTAATGAGTAACTCTCGGAGCACCACTTCGGGTAGCCTAGAACGCTATTTAAAGGAGAAAATAAAATGGCAAAATTAAAAATTACAAACACAGATTCAAGCGGTCAAATTCATGATCGTTACACAAGTCAACAGTATATCAACGGTGCATACGTTGGTGGCACAGGTGGCTCAACAAGTCAAATTGGCAGTCAAATTCAAGGTCAGGTGTTTGTTCCTGGCGGTAGCTCAACAACAGGTTCTATCCTGGCACAAAAAGGTCGTAAGGCTTTCCGTGTTACTGATGGCACAAATACCGGTGAGTGCAGTTTAGTAAACAGCGCAAGTCCAACATCGGGTCAAATGAATATTCTAGTAACATTGAATAATTCAACAGCGGCTATTGCGGCAGCTAACGTAGCTGGTGGCGCAACAAGCACAACAGTTACATTTTCAAGTGTAACTGGTCCAGTGTCTCTTCCACGTGTAGGCGAC